TAGCGTCAGGTGACTCAGCTAGGCGCACAGCAGCCACTAAGTCCTGCTCGAACTTTCTTATACGCGCCGCGTTTGTCGTCCAGCGTTTAACGGCAGGCGGTTGAACAATAACCATCTCTATATTAGTGACGCCTTCAAACACCCACGCTACCTCTTTAGTTCGCATGGCCGCAGCCGCGTAGAACATAAGCTGTGGGTTTTCTTCTACCTCAACGGTTACGCCATCGCCAAACTTCCAGTCTAATACATAGGCAGTGTCACCGATGCGACCTAGAAAGTCAGTCGATCCGAACACGTCAGGCAGGAAGTCACCAAAGCCTACGCGTGTCTCTACTGCGTATTCCATTTGTTTGTCAGGGTCGATAGCATCAAGCGCAGCCAAGGCAGGCTTAATCTTATCGTCTATTAGTTCTTGCGTTAGCACTTGGTCTTCGTACGTGGTGCCAAGGTAATGCTCAGGGGCAAAGCCTTTGTCTAATACGTCTGCAATAACATTATGTAGCAACGTGCCTACATCGGCGTATTTACTGGAAGGGCGTGGTGGCATCTTGTCGCAGAGCGCCACAGAGCCAGGGCATGAGATAACACGTTTGGCGGTTGAGCCGCCGACTACGGATGAATGTTTCATTTACTGTCCTTTAGATTACCTATTGAGATTGCAGTATAGCAATTAAAAATAAATGTTGTCAATATATTTTTTATTGTGTTATTATTTAAATCATCAACGGGAGATAAGCATGTTAGAAAAACAAGTTGAAGCCTACTTTAAGAAGGTAGTAGAGCAGTTAGGCGGTAAGAGCTACAAGTTTACAAGCCCCGCGCATCGGGGTGTAGCGGATCGTGTAGCGTGTCTGCCTAACGGTGAGACATGGTTTGTAGAAATAAAGACTGACGGCGGTAAGTTGTCCGAACTGCAAAAAGTATTTGCAATAGAGATTACGCGCCTTAATCAGAAATACGCATGTTTATGGAATAAGGAAGACATTGATGACTGGGCTAAAGCTACGTCCCTACCAAGAAGTCGCGGCTGACTTTATATTTGAGCATGACCGTGCCATGATACTTGCGCCTGTGGGCGCAGGTAAGACAGCCATCACGCTCACTGCTATGCAGGACGCTATTGAGGCGGGGCTTGTTAAGCGATTCTTAGTCGTTGCGCCTAAGCGTGTTTGCACTGACGTGTGGCCAGTCGAGCAGCCTAAGTGGGCGCCACGCCTGTCACTTGTTGTGGCAGTAGGCACACAGAAGCAACGCCAGGATGCGTTCAAGACCGACGCCAATGTAGTGGTGACGAACTACGACAGCCTGCAATCGTTGGAGTCATTGAAGGGCTTTGACGCCGTGGTGTTTGACGAGCTGACACGACTTAAAAACCCAACCGGCAAACGCTTTAAGGCCATTGCCAAGCTAATGGACAAGATTAACATACGCTGGGGCTTGACCGGATCGTTTACCAGCAACGGCTTAGAGGATGTGTTCGGCCAGTGCAAGATAGTAGATCAGACCTTGTTAGGCCGTAGCAAGGGCGCGTTCTTACAGCAACACTTTGTGCTACTGAACAAAGACTTTAATGACTGGAAGCCACGCCCTGACGCACTTAAGACCGTGATGCAGATTATTAAGCCTGCCACGTATGTGCTAGAGGCTGGCGAATACAGCGACAAGCTACCACCATGTCACACAGTAGAGGTGCGGTGCGAGTTGCCTAACCGTCAAGAGTACGAACACTTTAAGAAGACGTTTGTGATGGAGCTGGACGGCAAAACATTGACTGCTGTTAACGCTGCCGTGCTGACGTCCAAGCTACAACAGTTGGCGTCAGGTTTTATTTACGACACCGAAGACAGCTCTGAGACTAAATGGTTGAGCTTTCATAAGTTCGACATGCTAGAGGACTTACTGGACGAAAACCAACACGACAACACTATCGTGGTGTATAACTTCCAGGCGGAACTTAAAAAGCTAAAGCAGCGCTTTCCTAAAGCCGTGACGATAGACGAGCCTGACGCCATCAAGCGGTGGAATAACGGTGAGATTGAGCTGTTACTGATACACCCTAAGTCAGCAGGCCACGGCCTGAACTTACAACACGGCGGCTGTAAGATTGTGTTCTTTTCACTGCCGTGGAGCTTAGAGCTGTACGAACAAACCATAGGCCGTCTGCATCGCAGTGGCCAAGCGCATGATGTGTGGTGCTACATACTGTTGGCTAATAAGACAGTAGACGAACGTATTTGGGCGGCTTTGCATGACAAGCGGGCTATTTCTGATGTTGCAATGGAGGAGTTGAAATGTTCATAGTAATGGCTGTACAAAGTGAAGCTAACCTTAAAATGCTTGGCGCCCCTACTCCGGTAGAGTTAAAGTTTGCTAGTGGCATGATTGGGGTATTGCCTGTGTTTATGTCTCGTAAGGCTGCCGAAAGGTATTCTAAAAAGAAGTTTACTATAGTTGAAATAGGGGAGAAAAAATATGCCATGTAATCAAGATTGTAATCAAGGCCGCAAGTGTGACTGCGGTGAAAGAAGCGTAGATCGTGCAATGGTTGTGATATCGGTATTGCTGATCCTGTGTTTGTTTTCCATTGGATTTGGGCTATACAAGCTAATCAATAGAAACAAAGGCCAAGAGTGCGCTGTGACTTTGCAATTTAAAGACAGTAAGGCTACTTACATTGGTAAGACTGTTTGATATATCACTTTTTTCGGTTTAATCCGATTTGTATACGGGTTTCAGAGAAAGTGATGCGCATTGTTTGCGGATGTTTGAGTTTAATTTTATGCGTAAGTCTACACTTTTAGTTTAGTTTTGACCTATTTGTGTAAACCATAGTTAACAATGTACATAAGGAGAAACAAGATGGCGGCACATAACGACATCACAGGCGACTTGATACAGAGCCGTGTAAACAGTAAAGAGTTTGAGAATAACTTTGATTTAATATTTAGAAGTAAAGACCCTATCTGCAACATCTGCGGTAAAGGGTTGGCCTCAACAAAAGAGTGCGCCTTTACGGGATGCCCGCTTAACTGGGACGAACAAAGAATTGACATTATCGCAGCCAACGGTAACGATGGCCTGCATTACAAAGGAGAGTAGGATGGAAAGACTAAACTGGCGTTCATTGAACGCTATCATTAACGACAAGACTGAGGAAGAAGTGCTGGCGTTGCTAAACCATGAGCGACAGACCGAGCGCCGTATTTCAATGTTACAACGATTACATCAACGCTACACCATCTTACGCGCTGCGCGTGAGCGTGTGGAAATAATTAAGGAGGCAGTAAAACCATGAACAACTATCGTGAAGTTTGGGATAGGCAAAATTACAAGTTTACTAACGTAGACGCAACACCTTGGTTACCGATTGAGGAATTTGAGCCAGTCGGCTTTTGGACTAGACTATGGATGTGGGTGACAAAATGATATACACAATTAATCTATACGGCATCGAACTAGATGTGTACGCAAACATTACGCGTTACTCAGATGGGTTTGGCACTGGCGACAGCCCTGACGACGTTGACGTAGAAATACTGTCAATAGAGCTGCCGGACTCTACGCAAGACCTAACAAATTTGTTATCAGACGACACGCTGATCCGCGTCGAAGACTTAGTATTGGAGGTAGCAAACAATGAGTGACGGAATGACAGAGATGTACATGGAAGAGGCGGCGACTGCACTACAAAAACAAGTGGGCGGGTCGCACTACGCTGAGATGGCAATTCAGCCAATGGAATATAGCATGGCAAATAATCTTGACGCATGTCAGCATACTATAGTAAAGTATGTAAGTAGGTTTCGTAATAAAAACGGAATTGAAGACTTAAAAAAAGCAATACATTGTATTGAAATGCTTATGGAGTTTGAGTATGGCGAAAGCGAAAGACGTAACAGGTGAGGTATTTGGAAAATTAACAGCTATTAAAATATCGGGTAAAGATAATTATGGTAGAAATAAATGGCTTTTTAAATGCGCATGTGGAAATGAAACTGAAGCCTCGCTAAATAATGTGCTAATGGGTACAACAAAATCATGTGGGTGCCTAAAACATAATCCTTACAGGCGTATAGATTTACAGGGTAAACGATTTGGCAGATTACTGGTTATCAATTACGCGGGGACAAAAAAAGGTAAAGCAGTATGGAATTGTCGTTGCGATTGCGGGAAAGAAACCGAAGTTTCATATTTAAAATTAAGCCGAGATCGTACAAAATCATGCGGATGCTTGCAGTATGAAATGAGGCGTAAACTACACCTTCCTAAAAATCCTAATGCCACTGCGGCTTGGGCAAGAGAGGTTAAGCAAAAAACGCCTTATTGTATAAAATGTAATTCGACTGTTAAACTAAATGCACACCATGTAATGCCTTATAGTACGAACCCTAGTATGCGGAACAATCCAGCTAATGGAGTTACATTATGCCAAACTTGCCACAATAGATTTCATTTAATTTATGGTAAGTCAACCCACGGGCAGGCGGAGTTAAATGAATTTATTATTAACAATTAAAATACGGAGAATAACATGACTGAAAAAATGACATTACCAAAATGGTTATGGTGGAACAAAGGTGAATGTGTTGTCGAAATACTATCTCGCGGTCATTTCCCGACCACGGCTATGGTAAAATTGCCGTCCGACAAAAAAATAGAGATAGAAATACATGAATTACGAATTGAACATACTTGAATACGTGATTTGCTACTTTCCTGCGTTTTTGACAGGTTTTTGTACATGCGTGGCTATCAGTGCATTACCGCCTTATCAATCGTCTGTTATACAGCGATTGGTGAGGTCGTTTTTTAGCTTTACCCGTCAAATCTGTCGGTTTCGACGTACATCTCTAAATCATCACCACTAAATTCAATTCTACCCATGCTAGTGGTAATGACAATGATTTCGTTGTCGTAGTCTACTTCAATTTCATCGATAGACTGACCTATTAAGTCAAAACAAATTTCTTCCGGTGTACGTTTAGCCATATCTACCTCAACATATCAGAGTTAATTGTTAACCGGCTGACTTCACCGTAGCGGCGATCATAACTTATTACCTTAGCATCTCGGCCTGACAGCCAACCGCCCCTGGCAGAATACGCATCACCTGGTGCTAGTGTACGATGCTGTTCGACTATCATCAAGTTGTTTTCTTTAATATCTAAGTGGTGCATGTGGCCCATGTGGGCGTAGGCATACTTAGTCCTGCCGAACATTTCCCTGAACTGGCCAGCGAATACTTCCGATACGTTTGCGACCTTACGCTTGTGGCCGTGGTGGAAGAACAGCGCCACGTTACCGAACTCATACGCATTGTACGGGTTAGGCGACTTGTCCACAGTGACGCGTGGCTCGTTCTCGTACAGCACACTAAACCACTCGCGCAGCCATATCTGACTGACCGGATCGTGGTTAGCGTCAGCCATAATAATGTGTAACTTTTGGTGCTTGGCTAACAGCATGTCTATTATCGTGCGTAATACACGTATCGCAGACCGGACTAACTTAGCGAACCGCGTGTCCACGTCGAGCAGATGTTTAGACGCAGGCGTTACAGCGTCCATGCCGTCGAAGTGTAAGAAGTCCGATAGCTGTGCGAACACAGCCGTGTCAGCGTTAGGTGACTGAGCGATGGCCTGCTCAAACCACTTAACGACTAGCTGTTCAGCGATGGACACGTCCCAGTTCTCACCGGTCTCCTCGTCCCATGACAGCATGCCCA